CGCCGGCCGGGTCATCAAAGCCGATGCTGTGCAGAAATTCGGGGCTGCCCCAGCCATCGTTGGGGTCGAAGTTCTCCCCCGCATCACTGCCGCCGCCGAGGTTTCTGCCGAAGTTCCAGTTGTGCAGGCTGTCGCCCCCGAGCAGGCCGAAGTAGTACGGCTTGCCCGTGGCGGGATCGATCGCGCCTTGGGCCGTCTGCGGCCCGCTCACCCCGACATTCGTAGGCATGGCTTACTTTCCGAACATGCCGAGCAGCGAGCCGATCTGCGCCGCCGTGAGGCCGCCGCCGACGATGGAGGCGGCGGTGGAGGTGCCCGGCGTCGTGGAGGTCTGCGTGCGGGAGTTGCCCTGCACGGTGCCGATGGCGTTGCCGAGGACATTGAGGCGCGAAGTCGGGTACTGCTGCGCCTCTTGCCACCAGTTGTAGTTCTGGTTGGCGGCGTTTTGCGAGAACTGCTGCTGCTGGTTGCCGGCCTGCAACAGTTGGTTGGCGTCGGTGTAGTCCTGATTGGCGAACGTCGGCGCCATCGAGAGCGCGCTTTGCTGGTTCTGCCGCTCCTGCGCGTAGTTCTGGCCCCGCAGCTGCGTGCTGATGTTGCCGAGGCTGTCTTGCAGCGTTTTATCGGAATCTTGCGTTTGTTGCTGCAAGCCGGAGTTGCCGAACGAACCCGAGCGGATCATGGCCGCGTCTTGGCCGGGGCGGACGACGTTGTTGTAGTTGCGAACAACGTCCCCTTGCGCCTTGTCCACCATGCTGTCGAGGTACGGATTGCCCCCGAGGAAGCCGCCGTTGATCGTGTTGGTGAGGGTGCTGTTCGCCGCGCTTTGAACGGGCGAGCCGTTGAGCGCGCGGTTCTGCACTGCCTGCCAGGCGGTGTTCTGCGCGGCGTTCGGGCCGACGGTCTGGTTCGGGCTCGGCGTGTAGCCGACGTTGGCGACATCTCGAGCGCGGCCGAGGTAGTCGGCGCCGGCATCCTGCACCCACGGCGGGGCCGAGCTGATCGAGGTTTGCGTTTGTTGCGATCCGCCGCTCATAGTGCGAACTCCATGATTTGATACCTTTTTTGTGCGCCGTACTTCGTCCACAAACGAGACACCGCGTCGTCGCAGGCCCCGCGAATGGCCGTGCAGCCGTTGTGTTCGGCGTAGCTCTTGAGCTGGTCGAGCAGCACCGCGCCCGGCGCGTGGATGGCGTAGACCAGCAAAGCCCGGTAGTTGGGAAGCTGGTCGATGCGCACCGCCGCCCAGCCCTTGGGCTTGTCGCCGTCCATCGCGCCGAGCAGTTGCAACTCACCGCGCGACAGCATCAGCTTGAGCTGGTCGGCGGTGACTTCCTTCGTTCTCTGGCACGCCAAGCCGAGACGAAACGCCCCGTCCTTCCACGCTTTGTCGATGTGCGTGGCCGGGACAGAAAAGAGCTTCATCGTGTGCCTGCCGGCATCAGCTTGGGGCGGACGGCGGTGAACTTGGCTGCGCCTGTCATGTCGCACTTGAAGCGGTGAAAGCGCCCGGTCTGGCGAATGTCGAACTTGCCGTCCGTCTTGGCCTGGGTCGGCCCCGCGGTCATGACCTGCGTGCCTTCCTCGTACTTGTACGTCCCCATCACCGAGGCGGTGTCGGGCGCCTGGATGAAGCGCACGCGGTACTGCGTGCATTCGGTCTGGCCCTTGTCGTCGCCGAAATCACCCGTGGTGAACGAGGAAGTCGGCGCGATGCCGGTGAGCGAGTAGACAAGGCGGGTCGTCCCGATGTATGCGGGGACGGCAGAACCGGACACCCAGAAGGGCGAATCAAAGGAGATCGCCGGGCCGCTGTCGTAGGTCGTGATGAGGGGCGATCCGCCGTCATAGGTGAAGGCCGGGGTGGTGTAGTTCACCACCGCCTGCACGGCTTGTGCCGCGAGGCCCCATTGCTTCTTGACGATGTTGTAGACGAGGGCAGAGTCGCACTCCGTCGCGTTGGCGCTCGGGAAGAACACCCATACGAGCGCATTCGACCGATCCCACAGCAGCTTGCAGCGGTAGCGATAGGCCGGCGAGACGTTGTTCGCGAACCACTGCTTGCACACACCCTCGGTCAGCGAGCGGGGGACGGTGCCGTCGTAGAGGTAGATGTCGTCCTCGCCGACGAACACATGCCCGATGGGCGTATCGGTGACGGCCTCGGGGCCGACGCAGCCCACCTCATAAGAGACTTGCGTGAACTGCCAGACCACCGGAGGGCCTTGGTAGCGGCCGACGAACATCGAGCGGTTCTTGTAGGCGATGATGTCGTCGCCGAAGCGCTTGCCGGCAGTGATCGGGCCAGACCCACCGACGAGTCGGCCGGTCGTGCATTGCGTCGAGACGGCGGGCACCCAGTTCGTTTCGTCAAAGGTCGCCGAGCACCACCACCTGTCCGGGGAGGTGCCGTAAGTGCCCTCGATGGTGTTGAACAGCATCACGAAGCCCTGCGACTGCTCGACCACCAGCGCTTTCGGGGCGGTGAGGTCGGAGAAGGCGGCCCCGGTGGACTTCTGCAACACGCAGGACAGGTTCACCGCGAGCGTGGTGTTGCCGAACTGGACGAAGCTCCAGCGGTCGTCTGTTCCGAGGCTGTAACTTGCGCCACGGGAAACGTCGGTGTACGTCGTCGCCCCGGCGTCGTAGAGCTTGGCCGCCGTCCCGACAAAAAAGCGTTTGGCGTTGGACAGATCCCGCGTCACCACCGCACCCCGCGCGTCTGCGGCGAGTGCAGCCAGGCCCACGGACACAGGAGCCGGCGCGGTCTTCATGCCCGACTCGTAGGGCACGACCTGAGAGCAATCGACAATCGCCCCCGGCGTCATGGGATCGACGTCAGGGGTGAAGCCGAGCAGCGGAATCACGGCTTGATGCGAGCGTCGGAGCGCATGCGCAGGGTGGAGCCGGAATTGGCGTCGCCCTGGTCGCGTTGCAGCAGGCCGTTCACGGCGTTCTTGTAGAAGATGCCCACCCGTTGGGCCTGGGCGTCGTCTTTCATGAACAGGGCGGCCTCGAGCATGGCCCCGTACAGGTAGACCGGCTCGAGGTTGGACTGCACGACATCGCTGTCGTTCGTCAGGGCGGTCGGGATCGCGTAGTAGATCAACTCCACGTCGTTCGTGAACGTCGGTCCGTAGACCAGGCTGTCGCCCTTGATGGAGTAATAATGCGGCCGGCCGCTCACGCCCTCGTACATGCCGATGGTTTCGAGCGGCATGAACTCCAGCGGATACTTGATCTGGTTCGGCGCCGTTCCCGAGAGCACCCACGACACCCGCTTGGCTTCGCCGAAGTTCGATGGAAGTGGGTTCGTGAACGGGTTCACCGTGACCATCTGCGAGCGGATGCGCAGGGGGTTGGCGATGCCGAGGTCAGGCGAGCCCGTCTGAATGCGCCGCTCCGCGAGGAAGACGAACGTGGGAATGACGCTCGTGAGGTCGCTGCGGTTCATCCACGTCGCGATGTTCGCCTTCAGCTCGGCGTAAGTCGTCATCTCAGTTGTCTTCCAGCGCCTGCACGTTGACCTTTCCAGCGGCCGTGCCCTGAATGACCGCGAAGTGCGTGCAGGCAGAGCGGGACAACAGAATGGCGTCGGCCGGCTGGACCATCACGTCGTTGACCGTGGCCGTCGTGCCGGCACCCGTGCCGAGCTTGATGTAGGACTCCACCGTCGCCGTCACGCGCACGTAGCGAGGCAGCGTGTTGGCCGAGGTGGTGGGGATGGCCGTCGAGGCAGAGGTGCCGGTGGTCGTGACCGTCACGCCCGTGCCCAAGATCGTGTAGGCGCCGTCGCGCCGTAAAATCGTCATGTCAGACCCTTCCGGGGTAAATGCGAAAGCCCCGAAGGTCGGGGTCGTTGAGGATCACCTTCATGTGCGCCTTGTCGCGGATGAACTCGCGATAAGGAACGCCTCGGGTGAAGCAGTACTTCTCGACCACGCTGGCCGGAATCTGCGCAAGGTGGCGCGTTTCCTTGTGGCCGTGGATGGCTTCGTTGTGGCGCGCCTTGCAGTCATCGAGGACTGCGGTCACGTCTTCGTAGTGAACGATCTTGAATTCGCCGTCTTCCTCGAAGTAGCTTCGATGGACTCGGCCCTGGGCGATGGCCTGGGCACGCGAGAGGGCGACGGGTTCGTCTTGCAGGACGAGCGCGGGCGGTGCTTTGGGAGCATCGGCTGGCTTGTCGATCTGAATCTGTGGGTGCATGAAAAAAGCCGCCCGAGTTGCCCCGGGCGGCTTCCGTTGAAGCGACTTCGATTAGTTGAAGTCGCGGCCGCAGCCCAGGCCGCGCTCTTCGCGGCATTCGAGGGCGTATTCCGACTCGATCATGAAGTTCCGCGCGCTGCCGATGCGGGCCAGCTCTTGGTCTTCCATGTCGCGAAGAACCGCGAGGGCGGCCAGATCGCTGTCCACGAAGTAGATCTCGCGGGTGCGCTGCATGACGCGGTTCGGCACGATCTTGAGGTCGCCGAAGTCGGTGCCCCACACGTCCCAAGCGCCTTCGACCTTGTTGGTCTCGCCCTTGATGAACTTCGTGCCGTTGCCGGTGAAGGTGTTGCTGATCGTCTGCTTGGAGGCCGGAGCGCACATCAGCATGCTGATGTTGCCGCCGTTCTGGTAGCAGCCGAGCACCACGGCACGCGCGAACGCTTCCGTGATGTTCCGCAACGTGCCGTCAACGGGCGCCGTGTTTGGGAACGCCGGAGCCACGCCACCAGCGCCGAGGCTGTTGTTCGTGACGCAGAAGCCGCGAAGGCCCTTCGTCACGCGCGTCGCGCCCACGGTGTAGGTCGGGTTCTCGATGACCGCCAGCTCGATGTCCTTGCGCAGCGCCTTGCCTTGCAGCACGGTCTGGTAGCGGATTTCCGATTTGCGGCCGGCCTTGTTCACGCGCTCTTGCGTGTCCGAGATCGAGAACGACTTGCGGCTGATCTGCGTCTGGTTCGTGAGCCGGCCCGTCGGCGTGATCGCCGTGTAGGTGGCGTCCGCGCCTTCAGCCACCGAGTTGGCGGCCGGCGTGGCGATCACGTCGCGCTGCCATTCGTGCGTCACCGCCGAAGCCTTGACCTTCTCGATGGCCGAAACGAACGGCGTGTCGGACGGAGCCGTGTTCCAGATCATGTCGACCAAGTCTTCGCGGTTGCCGATGGCCGCGTTGGTCAGGAATGCGTTTGCGGGCATGGTGCCCTCCTTTTATGAAGTTCGGTCGGCCCACAAGCGCAGGTCGCGCAACGTGTGGCCGGATTTCTTGAATGCCTTCAGCGCCTCGGCGTTCTTGTTCGCCGCTGGTGTCTGAGAGCTCGCCGCGCCGGGTTTCTGCACCCGAGGCGGCACGTTTTGGAGCTTCGTCTTGAGTTCGCCGGCCTGTGCCTTGCCCTTGTGGAACTCCGCGAGGTCGCGAAGCGCCAGGACGAGGCGGTGGTCGGTGATTTGGGCCACTTCCTCAGCGCCGATGCCGTAGCGGGCTCCCGTCTCAACGGCCTGGCTGCGGAATTCGGAGAACTTTTCCGGCTTCGACAGGTCGGGCATCGCTTTCAGGAGTGCCTGGGCTTCGCGCTGGCGGAATTCCCGGGTCGCCGTCTCTGTCTGCTCCTGTTGCTGCTGCGTCAACTGCTGGCCCTGCTGCATGAGGGCTCGGAACTGTTGGGCGCGCTGCTCGTACAAGCCCTTTTGGACGAGGTACGTCTGCGGGTCTTGCTGGGCTAGGCTGAGATCGGGCTCGGCACCCAACAGGCTCTGCGCCATGAAGGCGAGGGCTTGCTGTGTCCGTTGCAACTGCTGGGCTTGCGCGACCGTTTGCTGTTTGGCAGCCTCGACGGTGCGCCGTTCCTCGGCAGCGGCTTGAGTCTTCTGCGTGTAGTCCGCTTTCAGGTCTCGGGCCATATTGGAAACCGCTTCCACAAGCGCCGGAGGCGTCCCCTCGGGGATCTCCAGCGTCTTGCCGTCGAACTCAATCGACGTTTTCGCGGGTTTTTCAGGCTCGGCCGTTTCTTCGGTCGCTACCTCTTCTTCCGAAGCGTCTGCCGACTCAGGCGCAGGCGTTTCGGTTTCTTCTGCTTCTGCTTCTTCCGTCTCGCCCCGGGCGGCGGCGCGGCGGTCCATCTCGGCCATCGCATCGGCCATCGTTTCGAGTACGCCGGATTCCCCTGCGGGGGTCGATCCTTCTGTGGTCATGGTTGCCTTTCGGGCATGAAAAAGCCGCCCTCAGGCGGCCGGATGAAGTCCCTTGCGGGTCGCTTCTTAGAGGTCGTATCGCTTGCCGTCCGAGGTCACGAGAAAGTCCGCGTCCTGATTGCCGACGATGGTGTGCGTCCGGCCCCCCGAGGACTCGTGAAAGCCGCTGCGGTTGTCTCGGGTGTGAATCTGCGAGACGATGGAGCCCGACTCGCTCAGTTCCTCGACCCGAGCGATGAGATCGCCCCACCGAGACGCTGCGGGAG